AAAGGACAAAATACTCTGATAGTCGTTCCGACGACATCCCTTGTAGAGCAGATGTATAAAGACTTTGCAGATTATGGGTGGGATGTTGGTTCATATTGTCACAAGATCTATGCGGGAAAAGAGAGAGAAACAGACTCACAGGTCATTATTACAACCTGGCAGTCCATCTATAAACTTCCCCGTCAATACTTTTCAAGATTTAATGTGGTCGTTGGAGATGAGGCACACCAGTTCAAATCTAAGTCTCTAATATCTATAATGACAAAACTTTCTGATGCCAAATATCGATATGGTTTTACAGGAACTTTAGATGGAACACAAACACACAAATGGGTTCTAGAAGGTTTATTTGGCCCATCTTATAAAATCGTTTGCACAGATGAACTGATGCAGAAGGGTCATGTTGCTAAGTTAGATATCAATGTACTTCTATTGAAACACCCTGCTCATAAGTTTGAAAACTTTGAGGAAGAAGTTCAATATATTATTAATCATGAAAAACGTAATAAGTTTATTCGCAATCTTGCCCTTGATCTCAAAGGAAATACTCTTATTCTTTTCTCTAGAGTCGAAGATCATGGACAACCTTTATATGAACTCATAAATAGTGGTGCAGTTGAACAACGCCATGTGTTCTTTGTACACGGTGGTGTGAATACAGAAAACCGAGAAAAAGTTAGAGAAATTACTGAAAAAGAAAACAACGCAATCATCGTTGCATCTTACGGAACTTTTTCTACTGGTATTAATATTAAAAATCTGCACAATGTCATCTTTGCTTCTCCTTCTAAATCAAGAATTCGTAATCTCCAATCAATCGGAAGAGTTCTAAGAAAAGGAGACAATAAAACAAAGGCAACTCTATATGACATTGCTGATGATATTAGTTATAAATCAAGAAAAAATTATACACTCAACCATTTAATAGAAAGAATCAAAATTTATAACGAAGAAAATTTTAACTATGATATTGTAAACATACCTCTTAAAAACTAATGGGAGAAGAATTTTATTGTATCTTAAAATTAAGTTCTGGAGAAGAACTTTTTTCTATTGTTTCTATAGATGAAAACGATGGAGATCCTTTGATAGTTCTTCAAAATCCAGTTATACTTAAATACATTGCAAAGTCTGGAGGCTCTATGTTAAAAATAGAACCTTGGATAAAATTTTCTTCCGAAAACTTCTTTATTATAAAATCTGATAAAGTTATTACAATGACAGAAGTAAAAGATAAATATATGATAGATTTTTACAATGAGTACCTTGAAGAGTCTGAATCAAACAATAAACCAAGATTTCCAAATCCAAATGATTCTCATAAAGTTGAGATAACAGAGGATATGGGATATGTATCTTCAGTAGAAGAAGCACGTAAAAAACTAGAAGATATATTTAAGAATCTTAAAGATAGCTAGCTATTATCATCTTCAACCCTAACAAAGGTATTCTACTGAGATTTTCAAGAGTTGTCAAGCCTTTAAAGTGTGGTATAATGTACATATCACTTAAGAACTGAGATATGTGCCCTCCATGTCAAAGAAAAAATCAGAGCATTACGTTAACAACAAAGAGTTTCTAGAAGCACTCGTCGTTTATAGAAACAAAGTTGAAGCAGCATACTTAAAAAAGTATGATAAAGATTTAACCAAGCAACCAAAAGAAGAAAGAGCAAAGCATTGGGAAGGAAAACCTCCTATCTCAAATTATTTGGGAGAGTGTTTCTTAAAGATTGCCACACACCTCTCTTATAAACCAAACTTTGTGAACTATATGTTCCGTGAGGATATGATTTCTGATGGGATTGAAAACTGTGTCCAATATATTCATAACTTCAATCCAGAAAAATCTAGCAATCCTTTTGCATACTTTACTCAAATTATTAACTATGCTTTTCTAAGGAGAATCCAAAAAGAAAAGAAACAACTAGACATTAAAACTAAGATCATTGAAGTTACTGGATATGATGAGGTGATGATGGTTGATGATGGACTTCTTACTGGAAGTAGCAGTGAGTATAATAGTATTAAAGATAATATTCAAACAAAACTTAATCGATGAAAATCGCTATTATTACTGATCAACACTTTGGTGCTCGTAAGTCATCAAAGTTTTTACATGATTACTTTAAAAAGTTTTATAATAATATTTTTTTCCCATATCTTGAGGAGAACAACATTACAACTGTTGTAGATATGGGGGACACTTTTGATAACCGAAGGTCCATTGACTTATGGGCACTTGAATGGGCAAAAGAAAACTATTATGACCGTCTGCAACAGATGGGAATCACTGTCCATACTATTGTTGGTAATCATACTGCCTATTACAAAAATACCAACCAAGTTAACTCTGTCGGACTTCTGTTAAAGCAATATGAAAATGTTATTGTTTATCCAGAAATAGCAGAGATAAAGTTAGATAAACTTAAAGTACTTTTTATTCCTTGGATTAATAGTGAAAATTATCAAGATACTGTCAAATCTATTCAAAAGACATCTTGCAAGTGTGTGATGGGGCATCTCGAGCTCAACGGATTTAGAGCTCATCGAGGGCACATCATGGAAGATGGTATGGGATGTGAACTATTTGAAAAGTTCAGCCATGTCTTCTCGGGACACTATCACACTCGATCAGACGACGGTAAAATTTTCTATCTAGGTAATCCCTATGAAATGTTTTGGAATGATGTAAATGATACTCGTGGTTTTCATATATTTGATACAAAAACTCTAGAACATACTCCAGTTAACAATCCTTATAAATTATTTTATAATATTTATTATGAAGATACAAACTATAAACTTTTTAATACTCAACCATACGAAAGTAAAATAGTAAAAGTTATTGTAAAGAAAAAAACAAATCTAAAAGATTTTGAAAGATTCATCGATAAACTTTATTCGTCTGGAGTTCAAGAGTTAAAGATTGTAGAAAACTTTGACATTCTTGATAATGAGGAGTTTGTGATTGATGAAACTGAGAACACTTTATCAATCTTAAGTAGATATGTTGATGAGTCAGAATGTCCTTTTGATTCGTCTCTAATCAAGAAGATTATCAAGAACCTCTATTCACAAGCATGTGAGGTAGAATAAATGTTCCTCCTAACAGCACAAAACGATAAAGAGAAAGGCGGATATGCTGTTCATAATAAAAATGGTGAAAAGATTCTTTTTTTATTTGAAGAAGAGGATGATGCAGTTCGATATGCATTGATGTTGGAGGATCAAGATGAGATTGAAATGGAAGTGGTTGAAGTTGAAGATGATATTGCAATAAAAGCCTGTAAGTTGTATAATTACAAATATGCAGTGATTACCCCTAACGACATTGTTATTCCCCCCAAATTGAATGATAACATTTCAAAAAATTAAGTGGAAAAATTTCCTTTCAACTGGAAATCATTTTACTGAAGTTGACTTTCAAAAATATAATACCAATCTTATTATTGGAACAAATGGTGCAGGAAAATCCACTATCCTTGACGCATTGACATTTGTTCTTTTTAATAAACCTTTTCGAAAGATCAATAAACCACAGCTTGTTAATACTGTTAATGAGCGAGATTGTCTCGTTGAGATTGATTTTACTATCAATAGTAGACAATACAAAGTTCGTCGTGGCATAAAACCAGCAGTATTTGATATTACTGTCAATGATGTTGAAATGCATCGTGAAGCAGATGATCGTGCAATGCAACGTATTTTAGAAGAAAATATTTTAAAACTAAACTATAAGTCTTTCACTCAGATCGTGATTTTGGGTAGTAGTACATTTGTTCCTTTTATGCAACTTCCACTATCCCATAGGAGGGAAGTCATTGAAGATCTTTTGGATATTAGAATTTTTTCTGCGATGAATAATATTGTCAAAGAAAATATCAAACAACGTAAAGATCAGATTCGTTCTTTGGATCTAAAAAAAGAATCTCTTAAAGATAAAGTTGAGATGCAGCAAAACTTTATTGATGAGATTGAAAATCGTGGTAATAACAATATAAACACCAACCAAGACAAGATTACCAAGTTAGATCAGGAAGTTGGCATTTACATGACTGAAAATGCCCGCATAGAGGAAGATATTTTTAAGTAT